GCCTGTTTATGACTTAACAGTTCCTGGTTATAAGAATTTTGCAACAGATACAATATTTTCACACAACACACCAGAAATTGGGGCAGCATTAGATATATATGCAGAAGAATCAACAACTTCAAATGAAGATGGACATATGTTGCAAATATATTCAGAATCAAAAAGAATAAAATCTGTATTAACAGATTTATTTAATAATGTTTTGGATATAAATACATCATTACCAATGTGGACTAGGAACACCCCAATTAGAGAAGATAGTATAATTCCATTATTAGATGGAACAGAAGTTACAATAAAAGAACTATCAGAAAGAATTAAGAAGGGGGAGGAAGTTTGGACCTATTCAATTCAACAAGGAACAACAGCAATTGTTTGTAGTAAAATAATTTGGTGTGATTTAACAAGAGAAAATAGTGAACTAATAAGAGTTACATTTGATGATGGAACATATATTGATACAACACCTGATCATGAATATATGTTAAGAAATGGTTCATTTATGAGAGCTGATTTATTAAAACCAAATCAATCATTAATGCCATTTTACACAAAAAAAAGTGAAAAATCAAAAGACAAAATTGTTGACTATGAAAAAGTGTATAATCCAAATACAGGGAAATACAAATTCACACATAGAATGGTGGCACATGAGTATGTTAGAAATCTTGAATATGAAAATTCAATTAATGAAAATTTTGACACACATCATATTGATTTTAGAAAAAATAATAATAATCCAAATAATTTAATTAGATTAAGAAGGAGTGAACATTTTGAATTACATATAAAACATTATGATAAAATATTAGGCACGCCTGAAGTTATTAAAAAAAGAATAGAAGGTAGTATAAAATATTTAAAATCAGATAGTAGAAGAGAACGTATGTCTAATGAAATGAAAGGTATCTATCCAAAATATTTTGAAGAGTATAATAATAGTGAACTTCATTCAAAACATAATGAAATACGTTCATTAGGTATGTTAAGAAATTGGTCTTCTAGTACTTTTATTGAAAAGACCAAAAAAGGAATGACTATCCATTTAAATGATAAATGCATATCTCATATAACAAATATTATATTAAACTCAAATAAATTTATCGGTATAAATGAACTATATTTAACATTAAAAAAAGACAATGAGTTTATTAACTTATTTAAAGAAACTTACACTTTAAACAAAAATCCATTAAAATCAATAAACCCAACAACTTTAAATAAATTATTTTTTAGAAAACTAAATAAGAATTATTTTGAATTTGTTTTAAGTATCAACCCTAATCTTTCTTTAGATAAAAAATTTATTAAAGCAAAATCAATTCATTTAGGTAAAACTAGAGATATAACAATTTTAAACCATAAAGTTGTTTCAGTCACTAAATTAGATGAAACTTCTAATGTTTATTGTTTGGAGGCAGTTGGACCAAATGGGGAACATGATAGGCACAATTTTGCTGTCTGTTCAAAGGATATTAATGGTAATCATACTAGAAATGGTGTTTTTTTAGCCAACTGTAAGTTTGGCGATAACTTCGTCTTTTTAAAGTTGGATCCAGAAAAAGGTATTGTTGGATGCAATCAATTACCAAATATTGAGATTGAAAGATTAGAACCAGGCAGTGCAGAAAAGGCATCAGGCTATGGAGAACTATCATCAGAAAATGAATCCCTTAAATTTAAATGGAAAAATAAACAGATGGAATTCCAACCTTGGGAAATTGCACACTTTAGAATATTGGGGGATGATAGAAAACTTCCGTATGGAACTTGTTTAAAATATGATTCCAAGGTTGACACTGAATTTGGTATTAAGGAAATAAAAGACGTTCAAAAAGGCGATTTAGTATGGTCATTTGATTTAAATACTGAACAAAAAGTTTTATCCAAAGTACTTGATACCGTAAATTCAGGAATTAAAACTTGTTATCAAATTCATACTAAACACAATTTTATAGAAGCATCAAAAGAACATAAAATATTAATTTATAAAAATAATGAATTTATTTATAAAAATGTTTTAGATTTAGAAATAGGTGATTGTTTAGTTATTGATAACACTAAAGGTCAGGTAAAAGAAATTGAAATTAATAAATCAAAACCTAATGAAAATAAAAATGGTTGGTTTAATTGTATTGATTTAGTACCTGATTTTGTAGATGAAGAATTTGCAAGATTTTTTGGATTTATGCTTGGTGATGGATGGATTTCAAATAATACGGTTTGTTTTGCTCTTTCTGAATATGATGATTTAAATGATTTTTACATAGGTATTTTAAATAAATACTCCAAAAACCCTGTAAAAATAATTGAAGTAAATGGTAAAGAAACACAGTGTTTGGTCAATTCTAAGTGTTTAAAAAGTGTAATGCAAAGAATGGGTTTTATTGGTAAAGCCCATACAAAAAGATTACCAGAATGGGTTTACTATTCTGATATAAAGATACAAAAAGCTTTATTAGAAGGTTTGATGGATGCAGATGGATGGATAACACAGGATAAATGGTCAACTCATTTAAATATTGAATTATGTAATCAAGATTTAGTGAAGGATGTTAAAATTTTATGTCAAAAAATTGGATATAAATCAGGTTCAATTAGAAAAAGAGAACCTAGAAAAAATGTGATAATTGAAGGTAGAAGTATAAAATCAAGTAACCCATCTTTTTCTTTAACATTTTATGACACACTTTTAGCACAGACTAAAAAACATGACAATGATAAAAGAAAAACAGAAGATTATATTTTAGAACCTATAAATAAAATTATTGAAATAGGCGAATTTGAAACTCATGATATATATGTTGAAAATGAAAATCATAATTTTTACGCCAATGGTGTTGTGGTGCATAATTCAATGTTGGAAAAAGCTAGGCGTATTTGGAAACAACTTTTATTATCAGAAGATGCAATGTTAATATATAGAACATCAAGAGCACCAGAAAGAAGGGTGTTTAAAGTGTTTGTTGGCAATATGGATGATAATGATGTTGAGGCGTACGTACAACGTGTTGCAAATAAATTCAAGAGAGAACAGATTGTTGATAGCAAAACCGGTAATGTTGATATGAGGTATAATCAAATGGCTGTTGACCAAGATTATTTTGTTCCAGTTAGGGATCCAGGTCAAGCAAGTCCAATTGAAACTTTAGCAGGTGCTTGTATATCATTAGACACTAGAATACCCTTATTAGATGGTAGAGTTTTAGAATTGAGTAAATTAATTGAAGAATGGGATAATGGTAATAGAAATTTATGGGCTTATTCTTGTGACCCCCATACTGGTGATTTAGCCCCAGGTTTAATAACTTGGGCAGGCGTTACAAGAAAAGATACTAATGTTTTAAAAATAACATTAGATAATGGTGAAGAAGTTATTACAACACCTGACCATAAATTTGTTCATAGGACAAATGGGTTTGTGGAAGCGCAAAATTTAAAGGTGGGAGATTCATTAATGCCTTTTTATCAAAAACAAGATAGTCAAGAAGTATGGAATGTTGAAAAATTAAATTGGTCATTAATATTACCCCCAACCAAAACAAATAATCCAACAATTGAAACCCTTGAAAAAGATTGGGAATTAGTGGAACATGAAAATTATAATAATCATAAGATAGTATCAATTGAAATTATGGAAGAAAGAATGGATACTGGCACAATAACAATTGATGGTAATGAAATGTATCATAATTACCATACATTTGCAATTGAATCTGGTATTTTCATTAAAAACTCAAATCTTGGAGAAATAGCAGATATTGAATACATTCAAAAGAAATTGGTTACAGCATTAAGAATACCAAAAACATTCTTGGGGTTTGAAGATGTGGTTGGTGATGGTAAAACATTATCATTACAGGATATTAGATTTGCAAGAACAATAAATAGAATTCAGAAATGTATGATATCTGAATTAAATAAGATTGCTATTATACATTTATTTTTATTGGGTTTTGAAGATGAGATATCCAATTTCACATTAGGTTTGACAAATCCTTCCACTCAATCTGATTTATTGAAAATTGATATATGGAAAGAGAAAATTGGATTATATCGTGATGCTGTATCAGACCCCGGGACAGGGATTGCACCAGTTTCAGCAACTTGGGCAAAGAAACATATTTTTGGATTTTCAGATGAGGAAATTAGATTGGATTTGCAACAACAAAGGATTGAGAAGGCAGTTGGTGAAGAATTAAAACAAACACCACTTATTATCAAGAAGACTGGCTTGTTTGATAATATTGATAAGTTATATGGTTCAGTTTCAGGTGGAACAGCGTCAGCAGGTGCAACACCACCACCAGATGATATGGGAGGAATGGATATGGGAGGAATGGATATGGGTGGAATGGATATGGGAGCGCCTCCACCACCTCCACCACCGCCACCAGGAGGGGGTGAAATGCCACCACCAGGAGAACCAGGCTTGGCGCCAGAATCAAGATTTGATAATTTAAATATTTTGTCAGAAAACAACAAAATAAATGGATTAAATTATTCCCCATTCACAAAAGGCCAAAAATCTTTGGGTGATTTGGAAAATGAACTAAAAAAGTTATTAGGTTAATAGTATTTATAATAAAAAAAGAAGAAGTATGAAATTTGGTAAAGTAAAAACAATTATTGAGAATAATCTTTCAGAATCAGTGAAAGATAAAAAGATTTTTAAGGAAAATATTAAAAATTTTAAAAAGCACATATTAAGTGATAAGAGTTTATCAAAACTATATGTATTATATGGGGATTTAACCAAGCCAAGAGGTTTAAGTGAATCTGCTGCAAAAATATACTTGGATGAAGGTATTGATTGGGGTAAAAAACTTATAAAGAAATCTAAAATTCCTGTTATCTTAAATAAGATTGATGAAAATCAATATGAGAATATTGATAAATTAATATATGAAACAACAAACAATCTTGATGAATTGGTTGTTCTAAAAGAAAGTGCGTTAAAGGTGTTAATGCAGCCTATTGCAGTTAATGAGAATAAGGTAAATATTCCAATTAGTTCAATGGTTAAGGTTGTTAATAACAAAATAAATGAATATATTAATTCTTTGAATGAGGAAACCAAAAAAGAAATCTTATCCTTATTGAAGGAAGACAAAAATAAGTTAAATGCTGATTTTGTTTTATTAAAGGAAGAAACTGAAAAAAAATTAACTGAATTATTATTGAATGAAACAAATGGTGAGGTTAAGACAAAATTATTAAAGGCAATTGAAAAGGTTAAAACTGATAAGTTTGATATATTGAATTATTATGAGATAAAATCACTAAATAAATCCTTGAATAGTTAATTCCATTTGATAATTATATTGTTTTTGTTTATTTTTATATAAACAATTAACAACCAATGAAGAATGGAAAAAAAATAAGGCTTAGATTATTTAATGATTTAAAGATTTTTTATGGAACAATTGATTATATTGAATTAAAATCAATATACGTCAACATACAATCTTGGGTTTCTCCCAAGGATGATTATAACAATTGGAGAAAAATTGTTTGCACCCAATCAAGGGATATTAAACACACAATCTTGGATGCCAATGATTTGGATTTATTCCACAAATCAACAATAGTTGATTTGGATATTAGGCATAGTGGAATATCCCTTGATAAAAAATCATTTATGAATTTAGAAATAACATTATTTGTTAAGGATGGTGTATTATTCAAATCCCAAGAAATGAAGGATGCTGTTAGAAAAATCATAAAAGAAATCTATAACAAAAACATCTCAAAGAACAAATATTTTGACTTTTTTATAACAAAAAAGGATTTATCTGTTTAAAACAAAATATTTTAATATTTATATATTAAAATATATTATGAAAGAATTAAGACTTCTTGAAGCAAATGAAATAGGGCATGGCATTCTAATTGAAATGGATGCTGGGTGGGTTAATCCAAAAGATGAGTTGAATATTGATTTAATAAGAGAAAATAAGAAATTAGATTATAGCAAACCTTTTGAGTTTTTTGCTGTTTTGCAAAAACATGATGTTCCAAATAGGAACGGCAGAACATATCCTGAAAAGATATTAAAGAGGGAAGCAGAAAGATATAAAAAGATTATTGAAAAAGGTTTATCAACATCAGAATTAAACCACCCAGAATCATCCCTTATTGATTTGGATAGAGTTTCCCATTTAATTACAGAGGTTTGGTGGGATAGTAACATCCTAATGGGAAAGTTATTGTTATTGACCTCACCTGCCTTCCATGAGAGAGGCATAGTTTCAACCAAAGGAGATATTGCCGCAAACCTAATGAGGCAAGGAGTGAGCCTTGGTATTAGTTCTAGGGGGGTTGGATCATTAAAGAAAGTTGGGGAGAAAAATGAGGTTCAAGATGACTTTGAATTGATTTGTTTTGATTTGGTTTCATCACCATCAACGCCAGGGGCATATCTATTCTCAAACAAGGAAGATAGGCATAAGTATGATGAAAAATTGGAAGAGGAAAAGAAAATTGAACCAGTTAGTAATGTATTAAAATTAATGTCAAAACTTGATAATTATCTAAAATAAAATTTAATATAAAATGCAAATAGAACAACTAAAAAAAATAATTGACTTTTTGGAAAACAAAGAAGGAAAAATACCTAAAGATAAAGGTAATATGAAAAAATATTAAATATGGTAAAACCAGATGGTTATATAGGTAAAATATATTAAAATGAAAAAAGAAACACTAAAAAGAATATTTGAATTCCTTGAAAAGAAGGGAGAACATAATGCACCATTTATGTGGAAGTTGGAAAATGATATACCATTAACAAAAGAAGAATTAAATGTTGAAGGGACTTTGAGCCTCTTAAATTCAGATATAACCTCATTGCCAGAAGGATTAGTAGTTGGTGGTAATTTGGATTTATATGGTTCAAAAATAGAATCATTGCCAAAAGGTTTAGAAGTTGGTTTGGATTTGGATTTAGAACATTCAAAGATTAAATCATTACCAGAAGGATTGAAAGTTGGGAAGGATTTGCATTTAGATTATACAAATATAACATCATTACCAGAAGGATTATATGTTGGCAAGAATTTATTTTTAATAATGTGTAAAAATTTGACATCATTACCAAAAGGATTGAAAGTTAATGGTGGTGTAAATATAAAACTCACAAGTTTAACCAAATATACAGATGAAGAATTAAGAGAAATGATTAAACCTGGATTTATAAAAGGAAAAATAATTAGATAATGAAAAAAGAAACACTAAAAAGAATATTTAATTTCCTTGAAGAAAAGGAAGAACATAATGCACCATTTAAATGGAAAATATTAAATAATGAGCCAATAACAAAAGAAGATTTAAATGTTAAAGGTGATTTGATTTTGACATATTCAGATATAGAATTATTACCAGAAGGATTAAATGTTAGGGGTGATTTGGATTTATTTGGTTCAGAATTAACATCATTGCCAAAAGGATTAAAAGTTGGTGCTTATTTGGATATAAGATATACAAAAATAACCTCATTACCAAAAGGATTAAAAGTTGGTGGTTATTTGGATATAAGATATACAAAAATAACCTCATTACCAAAAGGATTGGAAGTTGGTGATTTT